AGCATAGCACTCAGGTCAAGGCTAACGCCTCAGGACCGTCTTACCCACGGAGGGTTTCGACGGCTGCGGTATTCCACCGCACCCAAAAATCCCAGCTGGCCTGCGTGGTCAGCTGTTCGGCGGAAGGCCACCAATTGTGGCTAGTCTTCCACCTCGCCCGATAGACAGGAGCCTCCCCTTGTTTAAGGGGGAGCGCAACCTGCCTATTCTTAATGTAGCCACCAATGAAAGCTACCAGCGACCCGTTAGGGTTACTAGTACGCACGTGGATCCGCTTGCCGCGGATCCTCGGGGTGGATACGTTGCCTAGGTCGTCAAACCGGAGTACTGTACGAACAGGTTCATAACAACGGTAAAGAAACCGCTGCTTGCGCCCGTTCCAGTACGCCGACCCAACTTCCTCGGGACAACGAATGCCGGCGTCAGGAGCCTCGTGAAAGGGGATTGCAAATTCCCTAACACTATCTCGCAGATAGCCGACCGACCGCGGTAACGGAATACCGTGAATCGCACTCCACTCAATTAATTGGTTTATGGCCACATAACGCGCCTGCGGCGTGGCTAGTGTCTTTAAGTAGACACCGCGCACGGGGTGACCACGGAAGTAATCACCCCCGCAGGATTCGCGAAAGGGTCCCTCAAAGAAGGACTTCTGGCTGTTCACAGTAAAACCGAGGAGCTCAAGCAAACGACACACATGCCTCGCCATTTCTGACGGGACAATAATATCATCGCCATACACGCCCCAGTTAGAGTCCTCTCCACCCGGTTTTCCAAGCCGGATAGAGTTCATCTCTGCTGCAGCCCGAACGACACAACAGAACAACATGGTCTGTAGGGCAAACGTGTAACCGTTTCCCATGGTAGAAACCATATTAAGTTCAATCTCACGACCCCTACACTTTGTGTACGGGCAACGAAGGTCGACGAGTATGGAATTGAACCATGTCGGCAACATCTCCGCGCACATACGCAACGAGACAGAGTCGGAGGCACTCTCTAGATCCAGTGTCACCACTGAATCGTCGAGGGAGCCTCGGCAAGCGAGATCGCGATTTCTCTCCTGTTGGACCTGGAGGTCAATTCCGAAGAACTGAACCAACCGAGCCCGAAGGATTTCACCTAAGCCTAGCTGATAAAACATATTTAAGCTAGGTTCGGTGCAGATAGATCGCGATGTGTCACGATTCTTACGGACGAATGTGATGGTACTGCTTGAGGTTAGGGAATAGACCGTGTGCGTGAGAGCCCGAGAGATCTCGGCATCACGCCATACAGGGAACCATCCCACAAACTCGTTGTACAGATCGTACAACCACGGTGACGTAGTCGTTATCGTGGACGCGAAGAACTTCGTATAGAAGTCCTCCCCGTTTGCACCAAGGCTCGCTCCCGGCCCAGCTCGGCCGACCTTCAACAGGTCGAACCAAGACTGGACAAGGGTCTCGCCACCAGGATGAAGAAAGTCGTCTACTGCTCTTTTGAAGCAGCCAACTAATTCTTCCTCCCAGCTATAACGACATCTCAGCTCCCATTCACTACATGCGTCATTGACGCGTAGGAACTTTTCAAGACAGACATTGTCAGCCTCGCTGCTAGTCTCGTCGGAGAGTTTCCTCAACAACGATTTGGCAAGCTGAGATCTAACAACACTGCTAAGGGGCGCCCCAGGGTAAATTTCAGCAGCGTTTGGCTGCATCCCAATACCATAGAGGTCATCGAGCAAGTAACGGAAAAGAGCATCGGTATTAATATACACGGCGCCAACTCCACGTTGAGAAGTAGGAAAATACCTACACTACCGAGGGTCGTTCGGACGTTTTCTACGAAAACCGTAGACAACAACGTACCGAAGGACCCGCCACGCAAGATCAGTCCAGAATGCTGTCTTCACAGCAGATTGGTGATCAGCGTATCACCGAGTCCCGCGCTCTGCTGAGAGAGGGACCCGATAAGTAGGCTCAACGCCGCGCGAACGTCCTCAGGTTCCACAAGATCGGTACCCGCAATGACACCAAAGTCACAACGGAGCACCATCGTCTGTGGATTCTGGCCAGTACCGGGCGAAGCGCCCTTCCTGACCAGAACCGAGTACGTGTTGCGCGGTGAGTTGCCCATCACACCCGTCGTCGGATTCGGTACTGGTGCAGAACGCACCGTCGCCGGCTTCGAGAAGGTGATCGTGAAGGGCTTACTCGCACCGTGAACGTCGACACCCGTCTGGGTACCGCCAAGGGCGGTAACCGCGTACTGCTTGGAATAAGCATTCGGCGGGGTGTCGGACACCACCGTATAGGTGGGAGAGGTGAACCCGGTCTGGGCAGAGCCTGTGACCGGAGTAGAAAGAGCAATCGTCATAAAATGACACCATTGTTGTGTGAAGGAGGTTAAAGAAACTCTAATACATCTTCTCTATGGCTAGAGCAGACAGGTTTGCCCACTTTCGCCAATCGCCAACACCTGGAATCTTGAATTGGAGGTCGTTCAGACCTACCGAAACAGAGGACACCAGGGAGCGCTGAAAAGACCATTTAGAGAGTTGTCCCAACGAAAGGCTAGCCGTCACCCATTTCGGTTCCAAGGCGGAAGAGCTGTTAAATCCGGGAGTAATGCGACCCATCCTTACGGATGAGTTTAGCATCTCGGACTTAATGCCCCACCGCAACGAAACCGTTCCGAATGACGACGCGTCGAGTATTGCTCCTAAATTGGAGAAATAATCGACAATGAAAGAGTAAGGAATCAGTTCCCACACCGTAGGTATGAAGTCTCGGGCCGTGAGGCCCCAGTGCTCCTGCCATTGCGATGCACGGTTTTCTGATTCCCAAGCTACGCAGCCCAAGTAACGTACGGAACCACGCCATCTCTCATGAAATGACGCAGCGGCTTGGATGAAAGACCCGGGGGCAGTTGACAACCGAACATAGGGCTCGCTGAAGATCTCATCCTTAGAGTACCCGACAACAATGTCAGGAACAATATGACGAGTATCAGCTAAGGCCGCCATGCCGGCATCAATGTCTCGGATCAACGGTCTCCAACCGTAATTATACTCTAGCCACGTCTTGGTCAGTAACCGACCCCGGTCAGTGTAGTGATTGCGACGGACGACCTTCTTGGCCTCCGCTAAATAAGCACTCACTCCACGCCGAAGCGCGGCCCCTGGCCTAGCGATCATGTGAATGGCCTCGCGAAGTTCGCCGAGAAACACACCGCCCTGGAAGGCGCGATGCACCGAGCGACACTTAGAAAGGAAATTCACCCTTGCGTTGACGTCGAGTGAAGGGAAAGATGGTAAGGTAGGCTCGATGGGGCCTGCTGTAAGAAACAGCTCCCCATAAAGCATATCATCAGTTCTGCGTGTATTCTGCGTATTCTCAGCATACGACCCGGTTATAGAACCGGTTACGAAGCCGAGGGTAGTAGCAGAACGCGAATAGGCCGAGCCAGCCTGGGTTACGCGCGCGATCTTTTGTCGCCAGTTGGGGACTCGCGTCCCTACTTTGGCGTCGGTACTCGTCTTTGAGGCCGTGGCGTAGATTGAATCTACGACAACCCCATTGGGAGTACCGGGACCGTGCCGTGATGCCAAGCGGTGACTGTAGCCTTTCCGCACAGAATTTACCATGTCTTCACTCCGACAGGGAACTACCCGGACGACGAAGTCCACCACGATTGTGGAGAGACCACGATCCCGCCCACGTTAAATCCAATCAGAGGAAGCCAACCCAACGGACACCGCTGAAACTAAGTCCAACTCGATGTGTTCGACCTCATCCGGACGAGCTTTAAACTCGTCAAGGATCCTCACCCGGTGAAGGGTGAGGTCGAGATCGTGCCATTCATAGTTGAGCAATAGCCAGCTAGTGTTTTCCATTGGAAGCTCCTTGATGGAACGTGCTGCGAGGAGAGCCCCGGAAGG